ACCAGATGAGGAACTGATAAACAAATGGACAACTGATGACAATGTGTTAAAACAATCAAATCCAGTTGCATTGGAAATCCCAGAAATATGGGAGGACCTATTAAAGAAAAGAGCCAAAGCAATTGCAGTAGAATCGGTAAGAGAAAACTTCTTAACAAAGCACTGCAACATTATATATCAAGGAATGGGAACAGAAAGTTACATAGATATAAATGAAGTTATGAATTGTAAAGTTGCAAAAATAGACTGGACAGGCAGAAAAGTTTATATTGGTGTTGACCTGGCAATGACAAATGATAACTGTGCAGTAGCAATGGTATCAGAAGAAAACAACGAAATACTTGCAGATGTAATTGCATTTATTCCAGAAGGAAGAATAGAAGAAAAAAATAAGTTCGAAAAGATAAACTACAATGAATTTATAAAGGCAATGAAATGTATAGCATGTGGTAATAAAACAGTAGACTATAATGTCATCGAAGAATTTGTATTCCAAATAGAAGAAAAATACAAAGTAACAATAATGGCAATAGGATACGATAGATATAATGCCTTATCATCAGCACAAAAATGGGATAAGAAATACAATGCAATCCAGGTAAGGCAACATAGTGATACACTCCATAGTCCAACAAAATTATTGTATGAAAAAATATTAGATAGAAAGTTCCGATATGAAGAAAACAAGTTATTAGAAATCAATTTTGAAAATGCAAGATGTACATACGATACAAATATGAATCGATATATAACAAAGAAAAGAAGTCAAGGAAAAGTCGATATGGTAGTAGCACTAATAAATGGTGTGTATCTATTACAGCAAGATGTATTCCTAGACAATGATGATTTCTTTGTACAAGTAATAGAATAGGAGGTGGAACATGGGAATATTTAGTAGGTTTAGGAAAAGAAATGAAACCACAATAAGTAGTGATGATGTAGTGAATGATGTTTTATTAAAAGCCATGCTAAAGGGCGAAAAAATAGATAAAGATAAAGCATTATCATTACCAGCAGTATCAAGTGCCGTTGACCGAATATGTAATACAGTAGCTATGATACCAATTAAACTTTATAAAGAAACAATAGATGAGGCCACAGGAAAACGAAAAGTAGAAGAGGTCAAAAATGATCCAAGAATAAAAATGCTAAATACAGAAACAGGAGATACATTAGATGCATTCCAGTTAAAGAAAGCATGGGTTCAAGATTACTTACTCGACACAGGTGGATACCTATTTATTGAAAAATCAAAAAACAAATTTAAGAGTTTAAGATATGTAGATGCACAGCAAGTATCAGTCAATACAAATAATGACCCTATTTTTAAAGATGTAACTTATATGGTGCATGGTAAAACATATGAAACATTTAATTTCATAACCATATTAAGAAGCACTAAAAATGGTGGAAGCGGAAGAAGTATAACACATGAAGTATCTACAGCAATTGAAAATGCATATCAAACACTAATGTATGAATTAGGATTAGTAAAAACAGGTGGTGCAAAAAAAGGTTTTATAACATCTCAAAGAAGATTAGGAGAAAAGGAAATAGAACTTTTAAAGAAAGCCTGGTCCAATTTATATTCAAACAAAAGTGAAAATGCAATTGTATTAAATGAAGGTATGGATTTCAAGGAAGGTTCAAGTACAACAGTAGAACTACAATTGAATGAAAGAAAGAAAACCTTACAAGATGAAATAAATAATATATTTCATAATAAAGAAAACTTTGATGACTTTATGAAAGAGGCCATCATGCCAATATTAGTTGCTATTAAAACAGCACTTAACAAAGACTTTTTACTCGAAAAAGAGAAAGAGTCTTTTTATTTTGAATTTGACACCAGAGAAATAAGTAGAGGAAATATCAAAGAAAGATATGAAGCCTACAAAGTAGCATCAGAAACAGGATGGATATCAAAGAATGAAATTAGATATTTAGAGGACTATGACAGCATTGATGGATTAGATGTAATAACACTTAATCTTGCAAATGTTGTGTTTGATACAAATACAGGTAAGTATTACACACCAAACACAAATGCCATAGTAGATATGCAATCACAGAATGGAGGTGGTACGAATGAGGGTGGAAGTTAGAAATAACAAAATCATCATAGATGGATATGTAAATGCCGTAGAAAGAGCATCAAAAGTTCTCTATGACACCAGAGGCGAGTTCATTGAAAAGATAAGGTCTGGTGTGTTTCAAAAGGCATTAGAAAGAGCCGACAATGTTGATGTCTTGTTAGATCATGAACATGATAGAAAGTTAGCTGATACCAAAAGTGGTAAAGCAAAACTTTATGAAGATAACATTGGCTTAAGAGCCATCGTAGAAATTGAAGATGCAGAAGTTATCCAGAAAGCTAGAGAAAATAAACTTCGAGGTTGGTCTTTTGGTTTTTTCTGTAACAAAGAAGATAGAAAAACAAATGAAGATGGAATCGAAGAAAGAACAGTTAGAGATTTGGATTTGCTAGAAGTATCAATAATTGATGATAAGAAATATCCTGCATACATCGGTACAAGTATCGAAATGCGAGATGACAAGGTCAAAGTTATTGAATATCGAACTGGTCAATTCAGTGAGATAGACATTAAGGAAGAGCCTGAACAACTAACCAAAAGGGAAGTTGAAAAAATAGATTATTCAGAATATGAAGAAATATTAAAAAAAATTAAAGAAAATTAGGAGGAGAAAGAATATGAAATTAAAAGCATTAACAGAACAAAGAGCTGAAAAGCAAAATGAAATGGAAACTTTACTTAATACAGTAAAGGCAGAAGAAAGGGCATTCACACCAGAAGAAAGTGAATTATTTAAAAAATTAGAAAGTGAAATTGGTTTAATTAACGAAACTATTAGTGCAATCACTAAAGGTCGTGAATTAACAGAAGAACCAAAAGAAGATGAGAAACCTGCAGAAGAAGAAAATAAAGATGAAGAAACAGAAAACGAAGAAAGAGCAATGCAAGAAGAAAAGGCATTTGAAAAATATATTCGTGGAATCTTGGCAGAAGAAAGAGCCGAAGTAAATCTTACAAAAGGAGATAATGGGTCAGTAATTCCAGTATCAATTGCTAAAAAAATTATCAAAAAAGCATATGATATATCTCCAATTTTAGAAAAATCTACAAAATACAATGTTAAAGGTAAATTAGAAATACCATATTATTCAGAAACAAGCACAGCTAAAGTTAATATGGCATATGCTACAGAATTTACATCATTAGAAAGTAACATTGGTAAATTTACAAATATTGAATTAACTGGATTTTTAGCAGGTGCATTAGCAAAAATCTCTAAATCATTAGTAAATAACAGTGATTTCAATATCGTAAATGAAGTAATAAATATCATGGCAGAAGCAATCGCATTATTCGTAGAGAAAGAATTAATACATGGAACTACAGATAAAGTAGAAGGCTTAAAAAATGGTGTTAAGTTACAAGTTCAAGCTGCAAGTGAAAATGTAATCACAGCAGATGAAATCATAAAAACAAAGAGAAAAGTTAAACAAAGATTCCAAAAGAATGCTATCTGGATAATGTCTCCAGAAACATTAACAGCAGTTGCATTATTAAAAGATGGCAATGATAGATACCTATTACAAGATGACTTAACAAACGATTTCTCATACACATTACTTGGAAAACCAGTATATGAATCAGACAATATGGATGAAATCGGTGCAGGTAAAACTCCAATCTTCTATGGAGATATATCAGGACTTGCTACTAAATTTGTAGAAGAATTAGAAATGGAAGTCTTAAGAGAAAAATATGCTGACCAACATGCTGTAGGTGTAGTAGCATGGATGGAATTTGATGCAAAAGTAGAAGATGCTCAAAAAATTGCTAAATTAGTATGTGCTGGAACTGCAGCAACAGAATAGGAGGTAAAGTATGTTTATAGTAAAGAAAGGATTTAGTGGAAAAGTATCTGGAAACAAAAACCAGGTACTTGACATTAAAGATAAAGAGCTTGTTAAAGATTTATTAAAAGCAGGATATATTGAAGAATATTCCGAAAAAAATCAAAGCAATGCAGAACTTAAGAAAGAAAATGAAAATCTTAAGAAAACAATTCAAAGTCTAGAAACAGAAATAGCATCTCTTAAAGAAGAATTAGCAACAGCAACTTCTAACGATGAAGAAACAGAAACACCAACTCCAGAAGAAACTGGAGAAGAAAATAAGACTAATGAATAATACATTAGTTGTTCAGGCAAAACCTCAAAAGATAGGAGGAATGACTAATGAAAGTTAGTACAATAAAAGTTCAAGATGTGGCAGATTACATTAGACTTACAGAAGTAAGTCAAGAAGATACCAAATTACTTACTAATCTAATAAATATTGCTAAAGCATTTATAAAAGAATACACAGGTGTGCAAGACCTAGATCAATATGATGATTTCACAATCGTCATTTTTATTTTATGTCAGGACATGTATGATAACAGAACTTTATATGTAGATAAAACAAATCTAAATAAAGTAGTAGAAACAATACTTGGAATGCACACAGTAGGAAATATATGTTGAATGCAGGTAAGTACAATAAATTGATATCAATATACCAAGTAATAGAAGGAGAAGATGATAGTGGATTTAAAACAGAAACTAAAACACTTCTCCTAAAGACTTGGGCAAATGTAAAAACAACAAAAGGATTTACATTGATAGCCAATAACTCTGATTTTGAAAAGGCATATACAAATTTTACTATCAGATATCCTAAAACCATTATCACTCGAGATATGCTTATAGAATTTAATTCTAAAGTATATTCAATAGAATACCTAAACAATGTTAATGAAGAAAACATTGAACTTGAAATACAAGCTAAAGAGGTAACAAAGTAATGGCAGGATTTAATGTAGAACTACCAACTGAAATAATAGCCAACATGAATAAACTTGCAAATAATGCAGAAAAGATGATGGGAGAAATGACACAGGCAGGTGCAGAAGTTGTATATAAGAATGTTAAATCAAATATGAAATCTAGCTTCAAAAGTACAAGGTCACTTGAAAAA